GCCTGAAACAACCGCTTGCTTGCCATCTAACTGAGTCTGAATTGATGATGTAACGCCATCAACGTAGTTGAGTTCAGTCGCCGTTGCTGTAACTGCTACGTTCTCGTTAATCTTAGGAGAAGTCAGAGTCTTGTTAGTTAAAGTCTTTGTATTAGTTGTTGTAACTACGTCAGCAATTGTTAGACCGTGAGCAGTTGTTACGTTCTCTTGGTGGTCATTAGCATCCTGGTAGTCACGACCAATTGCCATGTGGCGTACAACAGCACCTGCTGAGTGAGCAGAACCTGTGCCAGGAGTTGGTCCATCAATACCGCGAGTAATAGTTAATGTATTGCCAGATGAGTAGAGCGTGACATCTACAATTTCTTCAAGCGCTGTATCTGGGTCAATGACAACTGTGTATGTCTGTGAACCAGATAGCGTCTTTCCACCCATGATAGATGCACCGCTGACAACTGACATAGTTGTTGCAGTTGCAGTGATTGGTGAACTCAGTGTTGTTTGCTGAGAACGAGATGAGTATTTTCTTACTGTCATTTAGGTTCCTATCGGCGGGAGAAGTGAACTCGAGGTGGGTAGTTCTGCTGTTGCGACTTTGTTTCTTCGTTAAGACGCTGTTGGTAAAGAGCATAGAGTTGCTTTGTTGCTGTTTGAGAAGCACCGTAAGGGCGCTTTGAATCTGTTTCGTCCGCCTGTGGGCTAACCTGAGAAGCGCGTGCTGGGTCAAGGTATGTCAATAGACGATACGCAGCACCAAGGATTGCGACATCCTTTGTTGATTCTGGCAAGCCAGTTTGTGTTGAGTAGTCTTGGCTATTGGTTGTAAATGCTACTGGGTCAGTTGCATATGTAACCTTCACTGTACGACCAGAGATTGGATTGTCACCAATTGTAATTGTCTGCACGATGTCAGTACCAGTGGTGTACCCAAATGCTTCTGGGTTTGCTGTTGAATCAAAGTCATAATGACGGATTGGAACCCACTCTTTAGATGGGCCAATCGACTGCCAAGAGATTGTAATAACATTCTTCATGTTAAGGTTGGCGAATGCATAGGTTGACACTGCAGCATTATATGTAAAGGTTGTTGTCTTTACAGAGAAGATAGCAGAACCTAATGAGCGAATAGTATCGTTGATAGCACGCTTAACTGAATAACGTGGGAAGGTTGGGCTAATAGTAACCTTCTTATCAGCAGCATGTGTGTCAGCCGTAGAGCCCAGGTACCCACGACCATATGGCGCAATAGTTGCTGTGTTAGCAATACGGTCATATGAGTCAACCCACATCAACTCTTCGCCAATCTCAATAATGCCCTTACCTACTGATTCAGTAGAACCAAGTGACAAGATGAGTGGCGAAGCGCTTGATGATGTAGTTGTAGTTACTGGGTCCTTAAGATAGGTTGCTCTATCCTGTTGGAATGTGTACCCTGCAAGATTGATAAGAACTTCATCAATCATGTTCTCTAAAGTAGTCGTCATGCGTTGATGCTCCTTAAAGCAGCAGGGGCTGCTAATCCAGTTGTTCCAGCAAGTTCATTGCAGATACCGTCGATGTCCTTAAACTTATCACGTGTGCGTGATGATGATGCTTTGATGTTGAGTGCTCCAACTGTTGCTAAACCAGTTGTACCTGCCCAACGATTCGCTGCACCTTGCTCATCAAGACCAGTCGTTCCAGCAAGCCTATTGAGTTCTGCTGTTAGACTGCTACCTGCTTTGCCTGTTGCCATTGTTTAACCCTTCTTAGGTGTAATCAAACCTTGTTCTGGTAGAATTAACTTGGATTTCTTTTCCTCTTTAACGCCACCGAAGAATGCCTTGTAGTAATGCTCATCAAACGAGAACCGCTTCATGTGAGGAACGGTTGCTCCTGTGTGACACCATACTGGCACATCAGCCTTATCGCATAGAGCGAAGAAGTAAATATCTTCACCCATGAAAGACTTGTTAACGCCAACCTCTGTAAACATAGGTGCGCCTGGTACTGCTTCCATAATCTTGGTAATTGCGCTACGGTGCATTAGGACGAATCCCATACCTGCTGCGCCAACCTTGATAAACTTATTCTCTGGTAGTGGATGCATTCTCTGAATGCCAATCACTCCATCTGACTCTGCAAATTCAAATACCGTAGGTAGTGGAATCATTAGAGGGTCTTCTGGCGTGTCTGTTGTAAAGTAGACTCCAGTTACAATTGGATGCTTCTCAGCATCTTTGCTATCCCATAGTAGTTTGAACTTGTCAACACTGATAACCACATCTGAGTCAACCCAGAGTAGCCAATCAGACTTGTTGTTTTCATACCAATATGAGATTACCTTCTCGCGTTGACGAGCAATCTGGTTGCCCTGACTACGCAGTGATGTCTCAAACTTAACCCCAGACTTGAGCATGACATCGACAACGCCTTGCATAAATTTGCCATCGACGTTGCCGTTGTCACACCAAGCCACTGATACTGTCTCTTGTGCCATTGTCCCCACCTTTGATAGTTACTTCTTTGTCTGTCCTGCGCCTGTTGATGCCATTCCAGCCTTAACAACCTTCTTCTTTGAGACAGAAACTGCTGCCTTCTTAGTAGTGGTTGCTGCAGCGCGTGCTGCATCTGGTGACTTAGCCTTGATTGCTGCACGTGCTGATTCTTGTCCAGCCTTTGATGCATACTCTGATGCTGTTCCTAGACCTGACTTAGCCTTGGTTAGAGTTGTCTTACCGAATGAACCCTTAGGTCCAACTGTAACCTTTGCTGGTGCAGCCTTAGCAGCCTGTGCTGCCTTAAACTTTGCCATTGATGATGGTGACAACTTAGCCTCTGAACCAAGTAGTGCCTTACCAACGCGTGACTTTGCTAGTGCTGGAGCAAGTTTAGTTGCTGCCTTGCGACCTGCTGGTCCACCCTTAACTGCTAGTCCAATTGCTGCTACTGTTCCGCCAATAACCTTGGCCTTAGTTGCTGCTGATGAACCCTTTGATGCTGGCTTTGCTGCTGGCTTATTGCCACCCTTTGGAGCCATAACTGTCTTCTCGCCTAACTTAGGCTTTGGTGCGTACTTAGTCTTTGCTGCTTCAAGACGCTTTGCGCCGTACATACGACGTACGCCTTCTTGAAACTCGCGTGCCATTCCGCCAGATGTCTTGCCGTTCTTTCCAGCAAGTTTAAGGGCCTCTGTCATACCCATCTTCTTGATGCTATCGATAGTCGCCTGTGATACACGACCAACTAGAGCATCGCCTGATAAACCTTTTCCTCCGCCTTTGCGAAGTTTTCCCTGTACTGAGTTATACTTTTTTGCCATTACCATTTCACCTTGTCTGCCCAATATGCGGCACTTAGTTTTCCCTTGGATATATTACTTGCATGTCTTGCTTTGAAAGACTTACGTCGTGCTGCATAGGATGCAGACTCTCCTTTTTTCTTAGGTGAGCCAGAAACGCCTTGTTGTCCAAAACGTATGGTCTTTACCTGGCTACCTACCTTAGCCACAACAACGTGTGACTTAGTAGGGTGGCTTGGAGTTTTCTTTGGCTTGTTATAGCCAGAGACTCCAGCCCGTGTTAATCGTGAGTCTTTCATTTACTTCTTCTTTGCCTTGATTTGCTTTCCTGTTTTGTCATCGTAACGACGACCTAAAGCAAGAGCGCCAACGAATTGACCAACCTGCTCCTTAACATTGGATGAACCAATCTTGTTGCCAATCTTGCGATTGTACTTCTTTTCGTAGTCGGACTGTAATGCTTTGTCAACTGCGTTGCTCGCACGACCTGCGGTCTGCTTAGCCTCACGCATAAGATTTTCTAGGTAGGACATCTTACGTGGTTCAGGCTTGTTGAAACCAAAGTCTTTTGCAACCTTTGCTGCCATGGTGTCAGCCTTCTTCTTTGCTACCTTAGTAGTAGTGTACTTCTCTGGAGCCATAATTACATACCACGCTTTCTAACCATTGAGCGCTTAGCGACAGCCTTCTTAGCAGTCTTCTTGGCGACCTTCTTAGGACCGTATTCCATCATACGCTCTTTAGGGCCTTCCTTCTTTTCGTGGCGCTTCATAGCAGCCATTGACTTGTACTTTTCGTTCTTTGCTGACATTATACTTGTCCAATCTCTTTCATTACTTCGGCTGTTTTTTTGGTTATTTGATGTGCTTTTGGCATTGTCTCTGAGTTGTAGGCTTTGCCTATTGTCTCAGATGCCGTGTATGCTGCTTCGACATGCGCCCTGGTAGTTCCACCTGGTTGCATGCCTTGAGACCTAGCGTCTCTATATGCAGCAAGTTCTGAATTCCATTTCTTGTCAGGAATATCTCTTGCAGCATCTCCAGTATTAAGTTGTAATCCTTTAGCCTTACATCCAAAGCATTCAAATGGACCGCCACACTTGGTGTGGTCTACTGCTCCGAAGTCTTCTGAGATGAATGGGACATCTGATGTTTCATCGCACTTAGTACATCCGTACAGCGCTACATATGAAACCATATCGCCATCTATTAAGTTGTATCCCCACTTTACTACTTTTGTAATGTGGTCGCACTCACTGTGCTGTAAAGTTTGCTTCCGTGACATCTACGCCCCCTGCAATTAGTGCCGCCTTTGTTGCATCATCTACTGTGTGTTCGTACCCACCACGGTAGACTTCCTCGTACTCAAGCAAATCTTCATCTACTGGGTAACGAGTTTGAAAGTATTCACCATCGCTTTTGACGATAGTAATACCCTTGTTCAATCTATAAAAGTAAAACAAGCGATGTCCGCCCGCTGGACCTTCTTCTACTATTGGTGTTGTGAACGTCCAATTTGCCATGTTTATCCTCCTAATGGATTTACTGCTAAGCAGGGAGATTGCTCCCCCTGCTCAACCGTCAATCAACTATGCGATTGATGAACCTGATTCGATTCGGTATAGTGCTTCTTCGCGGTAGCGAGCAAAGCCTAGTACGCCGTACCAACCCATTGGGCGGTGACGCATCAACTTGTCAACAACAGGTCCGATAACCACGTGTGGCTCTTCGGCAACTGCCTCAGCAAGTGCTTGCTGTCCTGCGATGATTGTGCGGTAGTTACGTGCAGATGATGCACCGTCTGTAGCGTTGTATAGACGTGGTGACTCTACGAAGTATGCACCTTCGTATGTACCAATCTCTCCCGCCCAGATGCGGTCCTGTGATGAACCGTACTGGTTTGGAAGCAACCATCCTGCTGAACCTGTCTCAGCGCGTAGGTCGTGTGAAACTTCTGGGTGTAGTCCAGCCCAGTATAGTGAGCCCTTGCGAGCGACTGCCTTGTTAGCACGCAACTTCGCAACAGCCTTGCGGATGTTTGCAGAAGATAGTGTTGCTGCAGCAGTAATTGTTGCTGTTGATGTTGCTGTTGAACCTGCGTAGATTACGTTTGAACCGCCGCGCAATGTTGTCATTGCAACTGCGTCGATTGAATCTGCAAGGTTGAAAGCGATGATGTTAGCAATCGCTGGGTCTACGTCAGCAAGGCTGAATAGTTCCAAAGCGCGTGTAACTAGTACTGAGTTACCGTACTCGTTAAGAGTAATTGTCACAGATGTTGGTGTAGACATTGCTACTGCATCTGGGTCAACTGTCTCTGTTAGAGCGGTTGTTGCTGCTGTTAGGTCTACGTACTTCTGTAGAACTACTGTCTGACCTGGTGTTGCTTGCTTATCAGGACGCTTATCTGCGACTGAACGAATGAGTGGCTCTGAACGGAGCGCGAACTCGAGAAGTCGGTCATAAGCCTTCTGTACTAAACCTGCTGCACCAGCGGTTCCGCCAAGAGAGGCAGAATCTGTGGATACGTATGAGTTAGCCATTTAGGTTATTTCCTTTTTTGTAGTTAGAAACTATGATTAGTTTTGTGAACCGTAAATCATGTTGATGATTTCTTCCGCAGATTCTGCGTTGTCAATTCTCATACCCATGTCTTCGGCTCTATCAGGTGTTAATGCACCTTGAGTAACCAAGTCTTGCTGGCGTAGTGCCGCACGATTTTGGCTGTTTACTTCTGGTGCATCCTGGCGAACTTCTAGTCCAAACAAGTCTGCGTTATCATCGAGCCAGTTATTCACTGTCTCTTCGTTAACTTCATCCAAGTCCTTTAGGACTAATCGAATTGCCTTAGGATTCACACCTTTCTTTTCTAGGGTTTCTTTGACGATTCGCTCACGCTGTCCCTTGGATAGTGTCTCAAGTTGGTCTGTGAGTTCTTTGATACGCTTTTCGTCCGCACGCTTGGCTTTGCGTAACTTCTTTAATAAGTCACTGCCGTCCATTGGTGTTTCTGTATCGAGGTCGTCGTCTTCGTCATCCCAGTAGTTGTTGCTCATAGCAACCACCCTTCTATTCGTTGTAGTCGCAAGCCTCAGTTGCTAGTCGGGGAACTAGGCTGGCTCTTGCTATCGGTCTATTACGCTGACGGGGCCGATGGGTCCGTTCAGGATTCTATTTAGATTATGCCTTGTGCTCTGCTTCGAGATGCAAGTTTACCAGCAGTACCACCAAATCGGTTCTGCTCTTCTTCCTTAATCTTTCTTGCCTTCTCTGCTGCTGCGGCATTTGCTTGGAATGTAGATGCAATTGCTTCTTGTTGTGTGAAGTCAATTCCACTCATCTTGCCCAATGTCTTGCCACGCTCAAGTTGCTTGACAGTTGCAAAGTTAGAAAGTGATTGGTTGTAATCGTAACCCTGTCCAGCAATGTCTTCGCTAGTTAGGTCATCAATTGTTACACCCTGTGTCTTTGCTGCAGACTGTACGCTGATTGCCTTAACCTTCTTGGTTAATTCAGCGGCACCCTTTTCACCAGTAAGCATAGCCTTGGCGATAGATGTTCTATCTGCTCCAGGGAAGTATGCTTGCAGGTCTGCCTTAAGAGCAGATGGTGCATTGTCAATTCTATCAAATGTATCTGTGATTAAGTTAGTTACTTCAAGTACTGACTTACCACGTCCAATTACATCGCCTAGGAAGTCTTGCGTAGCAAGGTCTCCCATACCAGCAGAACGTAGAACATCACCCATTGCAGACTCTGACTTGAAGTACTCTGCTACAGTTGGAACCTCGATAGCCTCACCTTTGGCAAGTCTATCTGTTAATGCGTAGATTCCCTTGAAGCGGTCAGTGAATGGCTTCAAATCCTTGTTGTAACGTACATCTTGTAGAGATAAGTTGATTGACTCATCTACAGTTGAACCGCTGTTGTAGAACTTTGATGCGCTTGTGTAAAGAGCAGTAACCCAAGGTTGACTTGCTTCTTTTGCTCCGAAGAGTAGCGCTAGTGTATTCTTAAATGTATCAAGTGCTAGTGTCTTAGTGCCATCAGCAGAAAGTCCGCTTGAGCCTGGGTTTACTGTAGTATTCACCCAACCGTTATTAGCGTCAAATGTCCAGTTGCCTTCTGTGGTTGGCTTTGGTGGCATAACCCATGTTTTTGAATCTGGGTCATAAACGTAAGCGGCTGGTGTACCAACTGGCTTTACTGGTGTAACTACCTTTTTTGTTCCAACGATTTCAGTAGTCTTGTCATCATAAGTGACAGTGAATGTTCCATCACCATTGTCTACTCTAGAAATTTCTTTCTTGCCATTTGGGGTAGGCGTTGGTGTAGGGGTTGGTGTAGGTGTGGGGGTTGGGGTTGTTCCAGTGACTGTTCCAGTAGAACTGACACTTGAATTAATCGCTGCCGCTTCTTCTGGAGTTAACGCTTGACCGCGACCAAGTTTTGCAACAATTGCTTGCAACTCTGCAGCACTGTAGGTCTTTGCTGTTGGAGTTGCCGTTGGCGTAACCTGTGAACCAGTACTAATCGCTGCTTTTTCTTCAGCAGTTAATGTGCCACCACTGGTAAGTTTTGCGACAATCTTTTGTAGTTCTGCAGATGTGTATGTTTTTGCTGTTGGTGTCGCTGTTGGTGTTGCTGTTGGTGTTGCCGCTGCAGGAGCACCCTTTGCCATAAATGCTTTTTCGTCCGCTGTTAACGGCTTGCCTGATGCAGCCTTTGCTGCGATACGCTGCATGTCTTCTGCAGTCTTGTAATCATCTGGGTTAAACCCAACGCTTGTTCCAGTTGTATATTGTGAGTTTGCTGGGATAACACCAGAAGTAAATTCAGTTACCTCTGTCGGACCCTTGTAACCAATTGGCTTAATAGGTACATACTCGCCTGCGCCGCCTGCATCGGTACGTACAAACTGAACCTTCATGCCAGCGTCAACCTGCTCTTGAGAAAGGATTGGCTTAGCAGTCATTTCTCGGTAGCCAGCAGTAATACGAGCATTAGCCTCTGATGCAGTTTCACCTGGAAGGCGATTCGTGCGGTCTGTTGACTTTCCACCAGATGCTACTTGAGCACGTGTTGCTTCATCAATCTCCGCTTGCGTCATTCCTTTGACTGGCATTATACTCCAAATCCGAACGCTCTAGCAAAACTAGTTGCAGAGTCGCGTGCATTGTTATTCGCTTCTTCGGTCAACTGATACTTAGGGTCATTCTTTGCCTTAAGCAGCAAGTCGTAACGTGATGGCGCTGTACCCTTACCATCTGGACCAGCGTAGTTCATGTATGACATTACAAGTGGGTTATCCATCTTGACATCTTTCTCATCTACTTCCCAAGTCTTTGCAAGCATCTTGATGATAGGAGAAGCGATGTCGTATGTTGTCAATGTTGGGTCATTCGTAAAGCGGTCCGCAAACTGTGGGTATTCCTTCTTAGCAATCTGCTGTAGTTCTACTCGATATGCATCGATAGTCTTACGGCCCATTGCAATCTGCTTTGCAGCAGCAAGGATATCGTTGTTGGTTACGCCCATAAGTTCAAACTTTTCAACAAGCCCACGTACTTCTGCTAGTGCTGTAAGAGACCTGGCTCCAAGTGATTTCTCATCCTTGAAGTTAATCTTAGCCCAGATGAAGTCGTTAGCAAATCCCTCTGCATCGAAGAAAGATGGGAACTCTTCCTTCTTGGTAGAGTCAATGACCTTGCTAGTTGCATCCGCTGTTGCTCCAGCAACCGTCTTACTAGAAGATGTTGTGACAACCTTTTGAATCTGCTCATCTTGCTTAGCCTTGAACTGCACCATGAACTCTTTGATGTCATCTGGAGTTAGTTTGCCAGTGAAGTTAGCCTCACGTGCAATTGCTTCAAGAAGCGCCTTTGCAGACTGGTAGTTAAGACGAGTTACGCTAGTTGCAGTTGATGTACCAACCTGTGAACGGTTGCCGCTATCATTCTGTGCCTGTAGATTGCCAAAGCCTAAAGCGTTTAGGATATCCTTAGCAGACGCTGCTGTTTGTGCATTCTGTAAAGGAGTGTTTTCTTTACCAGTCGTCATATTAGTTAACCGCCTTTAGGGAATCATTGTCAAAATATCGCATAACTATTGTCTTTAGGTTTCCATCCCATTGACCTAGATTTTGTTGTACCCAGTAGTTGTAGCCGTCCTTGAGGATTGCCTTACGTGGGTCATAATCTGGTAATGCTTGATAGATGTCTGTGAACATTGCTCGAGACTCTAAGAATTGCTGAGCGTCCTTCCAGAAGGTAGAACCGCCTTGACTCTTCATAAAGTTCTTGTCGCTAGTAATTTCTTGTAGCGCACGTGCGTACTTGTAAGATGCATCACCGCTAGCAGAGAATTGGAACTCATCGTACCAAGCCTGGCTTGCTTCCTTAAGTGGACCCTCGACAACCTTATCAAGGGCTGCCTTTAGTTCTGGGTGTCCACGAAGAGTTTGACCATCTGTAATCTTAGCCTCTAGTGCTTCGCGTACCGCAGTGTATTGGTTCCATGTGCGCTGCTTAATGCGCTCAGTTTCAATCTCCTGTGGAGTAAGTCGTAGTTCATTCACTCGCTTACTTGTGCCAGGAATTACTAATCCCTTGCTACCAAGTAGGTTAAGAATGTTGCTTGACTGCTCTGCTGGGTCACGGCTTAGGTCTGATGTAATCAAGCCAATCAAACCAATTTCACCTGGCTCGATGTTTGCCAAGCGACCAACTAGGTCCTTGTTATCTTCGAAGATACGTTCGTATGCTTCGTAGGTTGCTGGAATGTTTAGGTTCTTTGATGAACCAGTAAATGATACTCTATCAACCATAAACTTAGGACCAAGTAGAGATAGCATCTCTTCGCCTGCTGCATCGCGTGCATCCTGGTTAGACATGTTCTGTGCCTTGTACTTTTCCTGTAACTTGTAGTACAGGTTAGTTGTAAGACCCATTGGGTTGGTGTCTGTCTTAAACGGAATACCAGCAAATGGAGATGAGAACGATGCAAAAGCCTTTGTCAACCAAAGAGCCTTAACTTCTTTTCTAATCTCATCATCAGAAGGCATACCATCTGTAACACCCATTTCATTGAGCATTGCATGGTAGTTGTAAACAGACTTCCAAGAACTTAAATAATCTTGCTTGCTCTCAGGACCCATCACACCGTTGTAGAATGAGTTCAACCAAGGCGGAACGAATGCTTTACCTACGTTTGTAGGTGCTCCGTATGGGAAGTAAACCTTGAACCAGTTAACCCCATTGATTGTCATGAAATCTTGAATTTCATCTTCGCTCTGTGGGAAGTACTTCATGACATTACCAATTGAAAGCGAGGTAATGAACGATGGGCTTGGTCGGTTAAGTAGGAATCCTAGTGACTGAGAACTCAGTGCAATTCCTTCTCCACGTGGACCTAAACCTAAATCCTTTGTACCAGGAACAACAAGGTGTGTAATCTTGTTGATGTCGTTGGTTGGATTACCGTTCTCATCTACACCGAATGTCTGGAATGTACGACCGTAGTTGTACATGAATCCAGCAGCACGCTGTGGAGACTTAGCAGCAAGACGACCGTAGCGCAAGAATGCGTTAGCATTTGCAGCAGGGAACGCTGTGATAAGACGCAATGAGTTGATAAAGCGATTAGGGTTATTAATAGTGTAAAGAGTCTTCTCTACATTCTGCAATGCTTCACGACCAGCAGACTGGCGTAGTGCGTTAAAGCGAGCAGGTGTCATTTCTACACCCTGTGACATTAGGTAATCTGCTTTACGAGCAACAATGTCAATTGCCTCTTTATCAAAGGCAGCATAACGAATTGGGTTTTCAAATGCAGCGAGTTTTCTGAAAGCATTTGCCGCTAATTCGTTAAACTTGGTATTTACCTTAGAAAGAGAACTTGAACCAAAAGTAGAACCAATGTAGTTGTGATGTGACGGAACGATATCGTACAGGTCGTTCATGTATGGAGCAAGGTTCTTTTGCAATTGCTGTGAAGTAACTTCACCCTTAAGAATTGCAGCACGTGCTTCATATGATGGGAACGTACGCTGGACTAGAGATACCTTGTCTGCTAGGTAAGCAGGAACTTCCTTAGCATCAAAAACATCAAACTGACGTAGGTAAGCCTGGCCAGTATCAGTTGCTGCCCAACGTTGCAAGTCCTTCATTGAAGTCTCTTTGAGGATTAAATCCATCAACGGGTCTCCACGGTACTGACGGTTTGCAATGTAAGCCAACTCTTCAAAGTACTCAGGGTCGCTTACAGAAACCTTTCCAGATGGAACAAGGCGCTGGATGCCTGCTGTGCGCATACCGATTGACTGCTCACCTAGATAGTTAATATCAGATGTGCGGGCATTCTGTACTTCTGCGCGAGTAGCAGCAGTGAAGTAGTTCTTCCCAGGTACTGTTGGGTCCTGAATAAAAGAGTCGATTGAAACATGCTGTCCATTGACTATGCGGTGTTGCATTTCTTTTGTATAGTAACGGTCTTTGAACTCTGCAGTCTTACCGTGTACATCTGCTTGTCGCTTAGCGGCATCACCAAGTTCACTGACAATCTTGTCAATGTTTGCATAAGCATCCTGAACAGCCTGGTCAGCATCTTGGATGACCTTCTTGTTGGTTGCTAGTTTAGAAATAGTTTTTCTATAGTTGTCAATAGCATCCTGTGCTTCATTGAGTGCAACTAAATCAACATCTTCATACTCAGAAAGATACTTAACGCGACGCTCAAGCGTAGCAATACTTGGAATCGCTGCAGTCTGTCCGTAAGGAACTGCTGCTGTACGCAAGTCTAGTTCAATATCATCTAGAAGTTTAGATGCTGCTTTTAAGTCCTTTGTTGCAGCAGACAAGTGCTGAGACTTGGTTGCTGGAGATGCATTAGTTAGCAGTTCTGCTACTGTTGCTTCTGCTGACTCCTTGATAACAAGAGCCTTCTCGTACATCTTTGCCTTATCTTGCAAGGCTCTGTTGACTTCTGCAAATTCTTTTCTGTTGCCCTTTTGAACAGCAACTCCACGTACCCAGTTGCGAACGTTGTATGCGCTACCCTTGCCTGCGGTCTTGATAACATCGTTCCATACGAAGTCAAGTCCATAAGCAAGACCAGTGCTAATCATTGGCTCAAATAGTGACTGCTTGAAAGCATACGCAGGGCGTGCTAGTACGTCAAATGTCCATACACGGTTGAGTTGTGCAAGAAATTCTTGACCTGCATCCTTGCCAACCATAGCCTTACCAGCAGTAGTTCCAGCCTTACGCGCCATATCAACTTGGTTCTCAATGTCATCCCATGGTGTAAAGCGGTATGAGTCAGCAAGTTGACGAAGTGTCTGAGGCTGTACCAAGATAGCGCTACCATCGTGTGCAATACCAAAGCCGTTTCGCTGAACAGATTGGATGCCACGACTTACGTTGCTTTGGTAGGTGTTTACAGATGTAGCAATTGTATCTGCATCGTAAATGCCAACCTTGTAGAATAGAAGTTTTCCAACTTCTGCATCGATAGCCTTAAGAGCGTTAGCCTGTGCAATTGGTCCTTGACCTAGTGAAGACATGTACATATCATCAAAGCGAGCACGAACATCTGCTACACGCTCATAGACGTTAGGAGATGTCTCAATCTTTGCTGCACCGTCTCTGAACAACTTCATGTTGTTGAGGAAACCGTTGAGTTCTGTACGTGCCTGCATAGGGCGCATACCAGAGAAAGATACATAACCAGTAGGCAAGGCCTCTGTGCCACGCCCTACAAGGCGCACAAGGCGCATAGCGAGCCCGCTAGTCTTTGAGCCTAGTGTTGTTTCACCAAACCACTTGGCAGATTCTGGTGCATCAGCAAAGCGTGAACGAACCGCAGTCTTAGCGCCACGAATCTTCTCTTCACCCTTGATAATAAGGTTAGTTCCAACAATTGGCTCTAGAGGCATGTAAGCCTTACCGCCAGGAGTTAGACTGTAATCCTCATCAAAGAATGCATCCTTTAGTTTCTTGAACTGTGGGTCTGCATTGATAGCATCGTCAAATGCCTTCTGTAAACGTGGTACTGCCGCTCCCTCTGGGAGTGCTACTACACCAGTTTGAATAAACTTGTTCTGTAGTTGTGCTTGTACGTTACCAGCGATAAACAACTTGTGGCTATCTGTAGCAGCAAGACGTTCTAGCGCTGTAACATTTCCCTTATCTGCAAGGATGATATCCTTAACTGCGTCAGCATCAGATGCTTCGCGGATAAGCGGGATAAGTTTTTCGTTAGTACTGTACTTGGAAACTAAATCTTCTACAACTCCCCAGTCTCTTGACTCTGCAAGAGTGACCATGTGTGAACCAGAAACAGTTTGAGTTCCCTGTGCTCCAGCAGTCTTGGCAAATACAATGCCGTTTTCCATGTCTGTTGCAAGGCTCTCTACAGTCTTACCCTTAGTGTAAAGACCTAGAGGCTTAGCGCCTGCCTTAGCACTAGCGCCAACAACCTTACCAGCAACACCGAATACCTTGTTGCCTACAACAAAGTCACCGATACCTGTAAACCAACGACCAACTGCGTTATCAACAAAGTTCTGTTGGATACTTTCGTCGTTCCAAAGGTCAACCTTGTTCATGTCAATACCACCAGCAGGTAGCACCATTGAAGATAGAAGACTGATTGGTGTCAGTTCAGACTTAGTTAGAGCCTGGAATGTTGAAACCTTAGCACTGCGATTGTATGCAGCCTTGATGTCACTAAACTGAAAGCCTTCTTCGTACTGACCCTTCTTGTAAAGGGGAGACTGAATATCAGTTAGAAGTCCAAGCGTTGATGCTGGACGTGTGATGTAGGGAGAGATAACGTTGTTATTAAGTTTAACTGCGCCAGCCAATAGGAAGTCTGCAGCCTGCTTGGTAACATCTTTTGCCAACTTAGTTGCTGGGTTAGACATCAAGTCCAACTCTGCAAGAGCACCCTTTACTGTATCGTTAAGTGCGCGTTCTTTTGCAAGTTCCTCATCGCTGAGGTAAGCCCCACCACCTGTAATGCGCTTTCCGAGTACAGGGATTCCTGAGATAGCGGATGTGAATTTGTTCCATGCTGACATCGCTACCCCCTAAAAATTTTGTTTAATGTAGTTTTTCTCTGTGCCACCTTTGACATCTTCGCCAGTGATTCCAGTGATAAAAGCATCACGCTCATCTGGTGACTTCCAAGGCATCATTGCAAGTTCTAATGCTATTGCAGCATTCTGGTAGCCAAGCGAGTTGGCAAACTTATCAATGTTGTCAAACAGACTTCCAGGCATCCAATATACATCTGCCATTATTGTGCCAATAAAAAGTTAACGAAACGCTTGAATGAATCTGGAGCGTCCTTAGACTGTGCAGCCATAGCCAAGTCTGGCAAGTACTGCTTTACAATCATTGCATTTTCATCTGGACGAGTGTTATTCATGAAGCCTTGAGGTAGCGCTTCTGAACCAGGACCAGGGCCAAAGTCTACACCAGCAGTAATTGGTTCTGCTGGATTAGTAGTATCATCTAGCAAACTACCTAGAGGTGACATATTAACTCCACCGTATGGTGCTTCTGATGAAGGGATACCTGCTGCTTTAGTTGTAGCCACTGCTTGATTACCCTCAATACGCTGATTGTTTACTGCTTGGTTTTGTCCGTATGCAAAGCCAGTGTAATTGCCACTCTGGCCTGCTCCGCCTACACCTGAAACGTTGGCAGGATTGTACTGCGGTCCACCGTTGGCACCGCCACGATTCTCTACAGCCATTGTTCCTCCTACTTAAATTGTCTAAAGATATGAATTGGTTCTGAGCACATGTTATCGTATTGGATTGCAATAGCAATTGCTTTACGAATCATTGTCTCCGCTTGGTTAATTGTCTTTACTTTTTCCACACCCAACGCTGCCAATGCGCCGAGGGCAACATCGCCACCACTACCCATAACGTATACATTGCGAACATCGGTATCCCAAGAGTAATCTTCAGAAACCGAGAACACTTGTCCTTTAACCGAGATGAGGAATCCCCCATCGATTTGTGCAACATCGCCGTCCTCTTTCATATCAATACCTGCATCTACAAAGTTCTTACGCATTGCTGGTATGAACTTCTGTGTCATGTAGGTATTTAAGTCTTCTTGAGCAGTAGGCTTAGGTTGTTTATAACCATAATGCAACACGTTACTAGCACGTGATGAGCCACAACCAGCAATTAATACGCCGTTGTTATCTACAATCTTGGGGGTTTTGCTTATCTGAAAACGACCATGCTCATCACTTAAACGTGAATCACACCCTAGTACCGACCAACCGTCACCTTGTATCGCTACTAACGTAGTCATTTTATCCCCTAGTTGTTACTCGTCCCGTTGCCTTGCCGCTACCGCTAAGGGTAGATAAAATAGTTTGGATATCTGGTGCTGCTGCTGGAGGTGCCATTCCCATATCTGCGGGAGAGCCTCCTACTGGAGCCGCGCCTGGAGCAGGGGACGGCTGCTCAACAGGAGAAGTTGCCGCCCCAGCAGGAGGAACTTGTTGCTGAGGAGCAAACACATTAGCAACTGCTTCTTCCAAAGCCTGTCCCTTTTGCCTTGCGCTAATAACTCCTGCAATTTTAGTTACGATAGATGATGGGTCTCCACCTGATGTAGCCATTGCTGGAATAGCCTGAGCCATTGCAGTAATACCACTTAGAAGTGATGAACGCATGTTTTCGATTTCAATCTTCTCAAGTTCTTGAGTAACATTGACAGTGAATGGTAGTTCACGCATTGCCATGTCCTTGGAGATTAGTCCTCCACCAAGAGCCTGTAGCATAAAGATAAGTCCCTGTGCTGGGTTAAGACCAGCGAGCATACCATAACGGACATCTGCAGAGTAATCACCCTTGATATCCTTAGTTGGCTTGTATGTAATCTCGTAAGGAGAACCAGAGTCAACACCACGAATGGTCTTTTCTTCTGCGTAAACCTTCTCATCTACCTCAAAACATAGAGATACTACATCGCGTAGTGCAGATGCAAAGATTGCCTGTGCTGACTTAACCTGTGTATCAAATGCACCCATGAGTGCTTGTACGCCTTGACCAGTAACGATGCTTGCATCAATGTTACCAGAACGTCCTTCTGGATAACGAGTACCTGAGCGAAGTTCTTGATTAAGGAGTTGTGCTTCCGTGAACGCGCCTTGTGGAATGTTTAATTCGACACGACGAACGCCCGCTGGGTTGGCGGTACGGATAACCGCATCGCCACCCAACTGGAGTTCTTGTACGTCTTGTGGTAATACGATTGGTGCCTGAACACTCTTCTCCGCTGCTTCCATTGCCAATAAAGCGAAACGGTTGCGAAGAAGTTGAATACCTAATACGTCGTCGAATTGTCCACGCATCTCGCCATCAATAGACGGCTTACGCGCCACGACAACCATCATCTTGCCCAGCGGGTTGGCTGCGCGAGATAAAACTAGATTACCCTTCTTGGGTAAGTAAATTACTGACTGGTCCTTATCGTAGTAACGAACCATCTCGACCTGAGCGTGCAGGTCCTGTGTGTATCCGTCACGACCAAGGATTTGAGTCTCATACTCTGGGAACTGTGTTACTAGTTCTCCAAGAGTCATCATGTAGCGCTTTGCAAATGCCACACAGCGTCCGTAGCGGTCGAATTCTGGGTAAGCCCCGATTGGATTTTCTACGCGAATACGCGGCAACTTGCTTTCTTCGTCCAATTCAATCATGAAAGGAACGAAACCATATGTTAGATACCAGTCAGCACCTGAGTACATCTGTACTGATAGGTCAGAGTGTGAGAAGTAGTTAGCAGCAATACGTGTACGCTTATCAGCGAAGTTACGTGCCTTGTCGCTAACGGAGTTAGCAGCAGAGCAGTTAATTGCTGGTAGCGGTGCCATAACCTCTGAAAGGTCACGTGCTACTACGTCAATGAAGTTAGCAACTACGTTAGCATCTACACCCTCTGGGAAGAACTCAGGGTAGACCTGTGAAATTTGTCCCTTACGAACTGCAAGTACGCTTAGATTACGAGCATCTCGTTCATGATTACGGTAGCGCAACGCTTCGACGCGTGCTGCAACCTGTTCCATTGATAATGCCATTGGTATCCTAACCGTATGTTTGCGACCATTGCTCTGCAAAGGCTTCGTCTAAATTTACTGCATGTCGTCTAGATGCTTGTGCCTGGGTTGTCCAGCGGTTCTGCATCCATTTAGATGCATTACTGCTCTGTTGCATCATCTCGCGGATGCGGATAATAGCAAACCAGAGTGCCATAACGCAGTCTGTTGGGTTCTTAGTATCTGGCTTCCAGGTAATTAGTTCCTGTACCAAGGTCTTCAGACCTTCAGAACCTTCATTACTTGGTAGTTCGATAATGTTGTTGTCTTGGAATCTACCATCTCTGGTATTTCCAAATAGCATAGACATAGACGCAACACCAAAAGACGTGTCCCATTTATTCTTGCCAGTAAAGTGAGAGTTGAGTTGGCATCCATAGGATGCAAGATATGCTCTTAAGTCATCGTCTAAGGCATACGCCTTCTGGTGTGCGTTAATTTCAATACGCAGTTCCTGTGGACGATACTTCTCAACCCATTCCTCAATCAAAGATTGAATCTTTGCTGGGCTTGGGTCAGTCATATTCACACAGTCTAGGACGTAGATACGTCCATCTGCTCGGTTGTAAGTACAAACCACCGCTCCTGTAGCACCTGCCATAGCAGGGTCAAGACCGATAATGGTATAACCTTCAACATGTTGGGGATGTCCAGGAGTACCTGCTTTTAGAGGTCCTCTTTTTCGCATTCCGTTGACTGAGCCAGCCACACAGGTTGGAGAGAATATTGAGTCTTCTTGGACATCTTCCTGTTGGTAGACCATAGCCCAAACAGACGGAGCGACCTCAGAGCGACGCTTAAAGAGCGAGGGTCCATCCCATTTCGGGTATAAGCCATTTTCCAAAACCTCATCTAAATCGTTTTCCTGTTGGTCCGTCTCAGGCCAAAGAGTCTTCCAGTTCTTAGGTTTATCATCGAACTGTAAAACTGCTGGCATAGCGCAGTAAGTAAAGGGGCTTTTGCCACCTGTCCATTGTCCACCATCACGAATCATCTTGTACAAATCTACAGATGATACGCGAGTACCTACAATAATAAGTTTACCATGTCGTCCCAGACGGGTGATAACTTCCTTCTGCAGCCACTCAATCTGCTTTTCCCACTCATGGGCGTTAGAACCCATCACCACGTCGTCGAGGATAATCAGGTCGGCGCGAGCACCGTAAATCTGAGACCCGAAGCCTAGGGCTTGAACGGTTGGGTCCTTCTCACCAGAATCTCGACCTGTGCCTAGATAAATCATGTCGGCGGACCATTGTGTTGCATCCGCCTTATACCCACCATTAGGGCCGAAGGCCGTCTGTAGTTTCATGTAGCCAGGGTGGGAAAGACGCGTCTTAATAGCGCCTAGGAACTTGCGAGCCATACCCTGAGTCTTAGACACGATAATCACTCGCGTGTTAGGGTTGGTCACAATCTTGTAGGTCACGTAGTTAGTCGTGATAGTGGTTGACTTGGCGTGCTCAGGTGGCACGTTAATCAAGACACGGTTAGGGTCTCCTGGTTCATAAGTCATACCAGGGGGTAGCCATCTAGGTTCTTTACCCTCAATGAGGTCAATCCAGTTCAACTGATGTGGAAAGAGCCTAGAGTCTAGGAACTGCTCTGAGAACTCATGGAAAGGCATATCCTTAAGTTCTGCTAAATCTTGTTTGATGCCCTTACCCGCAAGGCGGGCTTTATCAGCCTTCTCTTTGAAGTCGGCATCTGCCATAGACCACTGGCGGAAGGCGGTGTCCTGGCGGTCAACGGCTGCCATAGCAGCGGTGACGGTGGCACCTTGTTCTAGTAGGGCTAGGACTTTGGCTTGCGCCTCTTCCTTACCATACGTCTGTTTTCCAGCCTTGCGTCCCATGTTATATCCTGTCCTCTAACGCCGATTTAACGTACCCTCTAAACGGCATAAGGGTGGCATCCTTAAAAAAAAATTTCAAAATCTATATATATAGGAGGAGCGGAGTCTTAAACGGAGCGACTCCGTATATATTAATCTATATACTATAGAAGACCCGTTCAAACGGGTCTTTTCCGAGTGGGTTGGGAAAGTATTTTCCCAGACCCGCATATCTTACGCTCACGATGTGACGTAAGTCACACTCTCCGAGGAGTACTTTTAGTACTCTGAGGGGGGGGATTAAATATAACAGAAAATAATTATGGGAGTATATATATAATAACACCTCGCTTTTTAATAAACCTCGGGTCAAAGATAGCGCTTATGCGCTTATTCTGGCGTTATTGTGTGCATGTTTTAATTGTGTGAGAGTAACTATCCAATGCGGTCACTTCATAAATGAATTGCCCCCGTAATAAATAAATAAATTGCAGCGCAGATAGATAGGCGGGAGATGGTTGAACTTTCAACTACTTATCCGCTACCCATTCGGCTAACCGAACAGGCTCATGCTCAGGCTCACGCGCCCGCCTAGATTCCCGCCCGCGCCCGCCCGCCTATGGTGTTGCAAAACCTTTTGCCATGGTACGATTCTCTTACCAAATCGGGCAACACCGCCCCATTCGGCTAACCGAACAGAATGGAAATAACCCAAATGGCAACAGCAAAGAACACAACAAAGGCTCCAAAGAACACCGTAACAATTAAGGCTCCAAAGTTGGTAAGCGCTTGGTCTTCAGTATGCTCAACTTCTGCTAAGTCGGAATCCGACATCATTAAAGCGATTGAGAATCTATCCGCGACAATGGTCTTAGAATCTCGCCTATCAGTGAATGACCAAAAGCGATTCATAAAAGGCTTAGAGGATTCGGGCAAGGTGTCCTCTTTCGTGAAGTCTAGCCACGCTCCCGCGCTCCCTACATGGTCAAAGTTACGCTCACTTCATGCTGAGTTTCGCGCCCTGCCTATCGCTAAGCAACTATCTACCGCGAGCGCGAGTTATGACCTACTAGGCGCGGGCAAGGGTGAGCAGATTAAGACCCTAGACGCGCTCCAAAAGGAAATCGCTACCATTCGCAAGGCTAAGAACGACAAGAGCAACAAGACCCCAAAGAGCGAGAAGTCTCCAAAGGCTCCAAAAGATACGCTCGCGGAGATTCTCGCCTACTTCACCGCATTGAACTTTGAGGAATTGAGCGAGAATCAGTTAGACCAAATAGCTGAAATCCATGCGGCTATTGAATCAAAGGTTGGTGCTATGGCATAAGCCAAAGAGAATAGCCTCGCTCCTTCGGGAGCGGGGTTATTTTTTTGCCCAAAAATTGTCCAACACAAACCAACACAAACCGAATAACGACCGACCAATGCCACCGACATACGAGCGACACATGCCACCGAACTATGTAGCGTTCGGCTAACCGAACACGATAGACAGAAACTTCTTCATGGTGTAGACTAATGTCTATCAGCGAGGCTCCTGCCTTGTTGCTAACCTATAACTCGTTCGGCTAACCGAACAGAATGGAGATGGACATGATTGACCTAGACCTAAGCGCACACCTTGAAGTTCAGACCAACATTCTGAATGAGAAGCGTGCAGAGCGTGAGCGTTATGAGCGTGGCGTTCAAGCCATGCGTGAAGCGAGCAACATTGAACAGGCTTGACCCATACTTCTTTTGATGTTAGACTAAAGACCTTAGCGGATAGCCTACCCTGAATTTGGGCAGGTGTTAGGCTGGTGGCTCATGATAGGCAGTTACGCAAGTGCGAGTCTTGCGGTGAGCGCGTGATAACAAAGCGTTATCATCTGTTCGGCTAACCGAACGGCATGTAAAGGAGTAAGTAATGTACCTACAAACAAGTGATGTGTTCGCAGTAACACTCGCACTATTCGCAGTTAATGTTGTTCTAGTCTTAGCGTTCCGCAGAATCTATGTGCTAGAGAAGCAGACGACTAAACTTCGTCGCCAACTAAGAGAGGCTAAGTAAATGTACCCAACCGCAGATGAACTGGTGGCGGAAGTTTCCGACACAAACACTCTCTGGGAGTCGCGCCTTGACTACCAACTTGTCCAAGAAATCCTCGGGCATGACCTATCGGTCAGCGAATGGGAATCTCTCATTGACCAATTAGATGACGCGGTATTCGAGACTGTCATGAGTTATCAGAGATGATTACTGTCGAGTTTACTGATGCACAGGCTAGTCTTGTGAGGCAGGCACTTCGGGCTGAGCATGACCGCATGGTCAAGCAAGGCTACGCTGGGCTGGCAAAAGTAGTTGAAGAGGCTAGAGATGTGTTAGCCAATGCCGTAATTGACAAGAACTTAGTTAAGGGTTAGAATAGTGCTATTGCAAATCGCAATGGTTTCGACTGTTCGGTTAAACGAACGAGAAAGGTAACAAAATGTCAGATGTAAATGATAAAGTGACATCAGAATGTGCGGTGTGTAGTACCGACATTGATGCCGATAATGTCATTCATACAGAGTATGACAGTATAGTGTGTGACGATTGCGTGCAGATTTGCCAGCGTTGCGACTCTATCGGCTCGACTGATGACTGTTTCCACATGGTAGATGGTGACTATCTATGGTGCGAATCATGTACCGAGAGACGAGCCTATTGGTGCGAGTCATGTGAGGAATACAACTCGAATGGCACTTCCGGAGTCGCAGACAGAGGTGAGCACTGGTGTCAGGATTGCACCGACCGAGGTGCTTACTGGTGTGACGATTGCGACGAGTACAATGCCGATGGTTGCGATAGGTGTGATGATGATGGTGCTGGTCGCATCATTCATGACTATTCATACCGACCTGATGCTATCTTCCATAGTACCGACAAGAACGAGCGTCTGTACTTCGGGCTAGAGATAGAGGTAGAAGC